ACAGTCAGCGACACGCTAACATTGGCCATAGCCAGCCCCAACACTGGCAAAGACGCACTGGCCGCAATGACTTGGATTGAACAGAGATAAACATGTATAGAAAATATATCAACATCGTAGAAGCAGCTAACAAAGGCTGTCCCATCGCTACATACGACATAGATGTTAATCTAAAGAATAGACAAAAGGCCATAGACGAATATCACTACGGTCCTGCCAATCCAGATGAACCAGAATCATATTGGAAGGAAGCGGCCAAGCGTTGGAAGATCTCAGAGAAGACTGCCAAGACCATGAAGTGTTCTAACTGTGCGGCTTTTGATGTTAGTGATAAGATGTGGTCGTGTATCGAGGCGGGTATCAAAGGCGATGAGAAAAAAACTGATGCTATGGCTACGATACACAAAGCAGATTTAGGTTACTGTAACTTTTTACATTTTAAATGTGCCGGCACACGATCGTGTTCTGCGTGGGTTAGTGGCGGCGCCATTGATGACAAGGATCGAACCGAATAAGGAGTACTAAATGGAAAGAAAAGAATTATTAAAGTTTGCTCATGTTGCAGCTATAACCTACGATAATCCCAAAGAATCAAAAAAGAAGTTTAAAGATCAAGGATATGATATCATAGAGTTCTTTGATGTCAAAGGCGCCCAAGGTTATTTGTTAAAAGGTACAGATCATCATGTGTTGAGCTTTCGAGGAACTGAAGTCACTGAAAAAAGTGATATCCTAGCAGACTTAGAAGCCGGTAAAAACCTAGAAGCATCTGGTGGGAAGGTACATCACGGTTTTAAGAAAGAACTAGACAAACTATGGCCTTTGATAGAAAAAGCATTGGCTAATATAGAAAAAGTTCACGTCACTGGTCACAGCCTAGGCGCTGCTATGGCCACTATCGCTGCCAGCAGGATACAGGATAAAGTTTTAACTCTAGTGACTTTTGGTTCACCTAGAGTAGGTACTAGAGCATTTGTAAACAGTCTCAAAGTCACACACCATCGAGTTCAAAACAACTGCGATGATGTCACTAAAGTTCCATTTATTTTGATGGGATTCCGACATCATGGCAATCATAGATATATGAACTTTCATGGAGATTTTAGAGATTTCACAGGCTGGCAGATGGTCAAAGATATGTTAAGAAGCCGACTCAGAGCACGAATGAAAGGCGAAAAGTTCATAGGTGTATTCGATCATCTTATGAATAATTACATTGCTAAACTAAACAAAGGAGAATAATATGGGATGGAATCCATTTAAGAAAAGCAGCTGGACAAGTGTAGGAAATTCTATTGCTAGTGGCGTATCATCAGCAACAAACGCTGTTGTCAATACTGTTGTAAACACTACAAACACAGTAGTTAATGCAGTTACTTCAACTGCTACCGCCGCATACAACGCAACAAAAGATTTCGCAGTCAGTTTGGCAAATGATACAGCCAAAGCAGTTGAACATACTGCTTCTGTTGTCGCAAAGAATACAGAAGAATATGCGAAGCAAGGGTTTGATGTTGCTAGCGATGTATGGAAAGAAGGATCATCACAAGTTGTCAAGTATGCCTCAGAGGGTGTTGAGTATGTCGAGTATGGCGCAATGGAAGCATATAAGTGGGCTGACGCTAATGCTTGTCACATCGGTTTGAATGCGGCATTGACCACTGGTTGTGTTTTATACTTTACACCAAAACCCGAACCTGCTGAACCGGGAACTGTAACTTCTACTGCTATCAGCACAGCGTTTGTTTCTTACATGGTTAAAAAGGGAAGTAATGCTTTAATGGCAAAAGAAGTTGGCGGTATTATCACTAAGTCAATTCTATTGATTCCGGGTGTTAAAGGTAATTGCGATGAAAAACTTTTGAATACCGTTATTGTTAATGCGGTTGCCACTTGCAACCCAACAGTATTGACTGCTAGTTTAGCTACCCCTGCCGGTGTCGGCATCTTCATCGGATCAGTTATTAGCCCTATCGTTGCACAATTGATTTGTGATAAGACCGCACCAAAAGGGCTAACAAAAGCAGTACAATGACACCCAGGGATAAAGTTGTTATGATACTAACAGGAGGAGTAATTTTCCTCCTAGTATTCATCGTAGTGGCTGATTTTTCTACAGCACTTAGAGCGGGCCGAGCACCAGACGAAGGTGTTATAGAATTATTAAAGATGGCTATCACTGGCGTAGTAGGTATCATAGCGGGATATCTAGCAGGAAAGCCGGACAAGAAAGATGATAGGAGCGAATGATGGAAAACTATATCGACGACAACGAAGCATATCAGAAATTAGTTCCACAATGTAAATGTTGGCATCCCAAACACTGTGGGAATAGTTGTATGGAATCGGGCTGTGACTGCAACGAGTGTCATTGTCCTATTTGTCTATCTGAAGCAGAGAAGTAAAATGTTTCACAGGCATCAAATAACTTTGATGTCAAATCCATCTTGTAACAAACAAGTTGAAGATTTAGAAACTACAGATTTTCAGTACTATGACAAAGATGGATTTGAATTAAATCTAGCAGAGCAAAAGTTCTATGCTGCTATGAATTTCCCCATCGACTATCCTGTGCTTAATCATACCTGTTGGCAGGAACCTTGGTTTACCTTAGAAGATTCAGTAAAAGATCTAATACTTGATCATAGTCTATTCTTATGTCGATGTAGCTATGAGAAGGAAGCAGAACAGCAACTACGACAACTTAAATCCACAATACCTACAGCAGATCTATTATTAAGGACTCGCAGAAAATGGGGGTTTGATTTTGCTTTAGATGCGATAGCAAATGACGGCACTGTCTACGAAGTCCTCCATGTTGAGTATGACAACTACGATTACGAACATTTTAAAAATAGATTGATAAACTTTGAATGGGTTGTGCGACATACAGACTGGCACGATGCTGCTCGTAGGATATGGAACCAGCGAGACCAATGGCGAAACTATACAGGATTTGATCAAAACCATTGGAAAGCAGAATATCTACTAGGTTGGAAAAAGGCCGAGTACACTGAAAAGAGTGTATAAATATAGTATCTTATTTGGATCTGAGAGATGAAAAAACTACTACTATTATTACTTGCTGTGCCTATGCTAGCATTCGCACAGAAAACACCACAAGGTGTAACCTACGATGCTAAAATTCTTCGCGTAAGCGATGGCGATACGGTGGTGATCGCAGCTCCCTTTCTACCAGCACCCCTTAAACCGGAACTTGCGATCAGAATATTTGGAGTTGATACCCCAGAAAAAGGACACAGAGCCCAATGCCCTTCTGAAGATCAGCGAGGACAAGCCGCGTCAGCCTTTACTAAGAATGCAGTTGCAACTACACAAAAACATCAGGTCGTTCTCTATGGATGGGATAAGTTTGGTGGTCGTGTATTGGGAGACATCATTCTAAATGGTGTTAGTCTACGTGCCGAATTAATCCGTAACGGATTTGCTCGCGAATACTTTGGCGATGCTAAACAAACATGGTGTAACTAAAATGCGTCTAGAAAGCTGCCAAATTTTTGCCCAACTACTTGAAGACTATGTCAACGAAGCTAGTACTTCTATTTCATTGATTGCCGGTAATCCTGGAGGTCAAGAAGTCATAAAGAAACTTCACTCGGATATGGCTCTAGCACACGACCAAGATTATCGACAGGTAGAAAAGATATCTTGGAGTGATCTAAAAGATAGCTACAGGGGTGCTTGGGTAATCATACAAGGAACCAAAGGCACGGGTGCTATCAAAGCCAGAGGCGGCAACACAGGTAGTTATGAAGCGGTAGCCAGTGCTGGTGGCGAAGTAAAAACTGCCACAGATAGCAGAGGGGGTAATATCATCGATTTCCTCAAAGGTGAGATTGGCAAACTACAAAAATTCTATGTTGGTAAAAATACCACAGCAGTCCAAGACAAACAGAAAAAACGTGCCGACGCCCAAAGAGGTGCGGATACCACAGAAATAAACAACGAAGTTTTAGTTAAGAAATTTAAACCTTTGTGGGCCAAAGCTATCCAAACAGCCATGGCAGACATCAAAGGCCATGTCACAAACATGATCAAGAATGACGCATTCGAAAAGGCCAAAAAGAAATTAGACAGGATTGAACGATTACAGAACGGGCTCGAAGCACTTGAAAATGGAACCGGTGATTCGCCGGACTTTATCTCAGCAGCCGTTAACACAGCAGTACTAATGGCGGCCAGTCATTATTATCCAGAAACTACCGGCAACATAACCAGAAGTTATGGTAGCGGGTATTCATCACAGTTCTCAGAAGGTCCTAGACAGTTACTCAAGGATATTTCCGGTGGTGACACTAAAAAAATAGGAGCTATCTTAACATTCTTTAAAAGGGCATTGATATCAGGATGAAACTAGATCAAGTACTCAATAAAATAGATCTTCAAGAAGCTAATGTAGCTGCTAAAATCAAAGATCCAAAAACTATCAAGATGCTGGGTATTGCCATGCGTCACGATAGTTCATTGCCCAAGAACAAAGTAGCTGCCCTAGACCTATCAACTTTCAGATCAGCTGTTGGACAGGAAGACCCAGAAGAATCTAAGAAACGTGATGAAAAGATTCTACGCCTATGGAGCGATCTCCTAGACGATTCTCTAAGAACCACTGATTACGGTGACTTATCAGCAGATGGTAAGTTTGACGATTGGCTGACCCGTTTATACATCAATGGTGTTGTTGACTACGAAGATATCAACGGCGAAGGTGGTGATGCTCTAGGTGCTTGGAAAGCACTGAGTATTCGTGGTAAGCTAAAAGAACCACATCAAGACTTTAATAAGTTTAAGAATCTACGTCAAATACAACAGATTATTCAAAGTAGAGATTATCGTGAAGAACTTCGACGTATCAAAGATGCCGAAGTTATCGAAAAACACAAACGTGAAAAGAAAGAAACTACATTAATTGACAACGAACAGTTCTTGATCACACTGCCCTACAACTACGGTGCTTGCTATAACTTCAACAACGCAGCAGGTTTCAATGCCAGCTTCTGTACAGGATCTAGTTCTGGACAACGTTGGTTTGAACGCTATGCTCCAGAAGGCCCGATCGTTAGTATTTTTGATAAACAAAATCAAGAAGATGAAAACGGTAAATGGCAGATGCATGCTCCTACTGGACAAATGAACAACGGTAATCAAAGTCTTTCTTATTCTAGAGGTGATAAAGCATTCTCAGAAAAATACCCGGGGCTGATGAAAGAAATTATCAAAGCAATGCAAAGCAAAGCAGAAGAGATTAAAACCAACTCTAAAGATATCGTAGCAGGCGGATATGATGTTACAAAAGCCATCGCTGACATCAAAGATAGACTGCCATACTCCTATGCGTCTGAAGCCAAAGAAGAAGAAAAACCAGAACAAGATGCCAACGACGGTCCAGGAACCTATTTGGTAACGCACACACCTTCAGGAAGATCTGCCAGAATCGTAGCAGATAGTAAAGAAGATGCTGTGGCCAAGTTACGCGAAAGACATCCAGACGTTAATCTTGACGATTTCACATTCGAGAAGCAAGCAGAACAGGAACAGTAATGACTCCTGTGAGTGTGAGGGAGTTAGAACTATCTAAAACCTACGTATGGTCGCAGAGTAACAAGGAAGATGAGTATTCCACTCGAATGGGATCAATCTATGCCAAGTTACTCTGTTCTTATGAAAGCTGCGGCAATATCGAATTATTTGATCAAAATAAAATATTGATCAAGGATCTCTGGGAAAAAGATATAGGCGCAGTTCCCAAAAACGAATTCTTATATAGAATAGAAAAAATTCTAATGCTATATGAACATTGGTTAAGAACCAATAAATGGATGACCCCATTAGTTGCTATCCCGCATGGAGCAAGATATAGAATACATCCAGGGAGAGATAGATGGTTTGTAATGAATTATTTAAAAGTTCCTCGATATCATTTTTTAGTGATACCCCAAGTCACTGATCAAATCCTTGATCAAATATCGGGCTTTTGGCCGGACAGCAATTCTTTGTTTATTACGGGGGAAAATCTGCCTGCTATTTTTCATGATTATGATAAAACTGATGTATATAGATTTTCTAGAATATCTAATTGGCTAAACTCTAGCCTATCATTTAGGCAGTTTGCTGAAGCATCTCCTAGACAGCGGCTTGTTGCTACCATGATCAATAAGAAAGGGCCCTAAGGCCCTTTCTATTCTACTAATATAATCTTTTAAGCCGCTACGCAGCACATAATATTACTTCTTTGTACCGCTGTTAACAAAACTATACATTTTTTCTGCGGTTTCAAGAACTTTGTCTAACCCTGGGAATTCAGGCATGTTGACCTTGCTAACGATTTGATTAGTCTTTTGATCGCGTTCAGCTGTCATTTCCCAACCTTGGAACTTAACGCTGTACTCGGTTTGTACTAGATCCTTAGCCATGCCAAGAATGTCTGTGCGGATTTCATATCCGTTCTTGTTGAATTTTACTTCTGGTAGTTTTGGTGTTTCAAATGACATAATAATCTCCTTTGTGTGTGTATGTCTTAGTTAGCTTCTTTTTCTACTTTGTAGGGAGCCTTTGAAGCCTGCTCCTTCTGCGGAAACAGTACTTTGGATACTGAATCTGCTGAATACTTAGCCATATTGATAGTGTTAGTAACAGCCATCTTGGCAAATTGTGTTTGTGAATCAATATATGTGTGTGCCGCTTTGTTTAGGGCAGGGTCTTTGAAAATCTGATCAGCAACAAGTTTTTTAGTATTTTGAAAAGATTCGATGTAAAAGTGTGGTGAAAACATAACTTCTCCTTGTGTGTTTGTGTATGTATTATTATATATGCCGAGCGGATGTAAATCAAGAGTCAACATGGTGAAATTTCACCGAATCAATCCCTGAGCATAATTTCTTTAGCCAAGTCGTGTCTGCCCATGCGAGCAAATGTTGTTGCGGCCTTGGCTCTGCCGATTCCCTCTAAAATAGAGAAGAAACTAGTGATAAACGATTTCATATTAAATTTTCCTTGTGAGAATTGTAGTTAAACTGCTGGATATAGCTTTCTAACTGTGCGGCATCGGTAATGCCTTTTGAGCTTAGATATTCGTCTAAGCGGGCTTGATAAGAGCTAGATGGAAACATCTCTGCTAGTCGCTCTAAAATGGCTAGCATTTTCCTTGATAAGGTTTGCATTTTACTTTCCTCTGTAAGTGTGTATAGTAACTTATGGTTTCTACTGAGTATTTAGCTCCAGTGTTGTGCGATCGCATATTTACGAAATTACTGATAGATAGTAAAATAGGTTAAATATATCATAGGACCAATAATAATATGAAAATAAGCACACGATCGATACTGCAGGAACTTAATCAAGTTGCTTCTGTTAGGAACGCTGAAGCTGTTATTGAAAGCAGAGCTACCAATATTATTAATTCTGCTATCAACTTAATAGAATCTATGAAAAAGCAGTATGATCCAGAAATAGCTGATGAACTTGAGCGTAGATTGCTTAATGCTATCCGCGGACAAGACCCTGCTAAATTTACTAGAGGCATACGTAAAATTGCCGAATCACGAAAATCTAAAAGAAAACTAGAAGAAAGCAATGATGAATGATTTATTCGAAGGCGGCAACGTATTCAAGACCGCTGATAAACAGCCGATAACACAACGCATCGCTACCAAGGATGTTCCGGGAACAGTTGACTTTATTGAAAAAATCACTGGATTAGATTTTACCAAAGAGCTAGATCCCGATGACAAGAAACCAATTAAGTGGCTAGGGACTACTGGTCGTAAAGAAGATCCGGACGGAACATTTGATTTAAACAGTTCTGGCGATCTAGACCTTAGTGTTGATGCTAGAGAAATTACCAAAGAAGATTTGATCGCTAAATTAGCAGATTGGTGTAGATCTAACGGTGTACCGGAAGAAGAAATTTTTAACAAGGGTACGAAAAAAACCGACGGTTGGATCAAAGACGCAGGCGATAATGTACACTTCAGGACTCCTATCCTAGGAGATCAGACCAATGGGTTTGGTCAAACAGATTTCATGCTCACAGTCAATCCCAAGTTCCAACAGGGATCTATGATAGGTGGTAAAGGTCAGTATCGCGGAGAACATAGACATATAGTACTCAGCAGTCTGGCTCGTGCTAGAGGTTTCAAATACAGCCCTAAGTTTGGTCTGCTACACGGAGATACAGAAGAGCCAGTGGAGAACGGCGATGACTGGAATGTTATCGCCAAGCAGTTATTAGGACAGACTGCCACAGTCAAGGATGTTAAGAGTGTAGATGCTATCATTTCTTACATCATGAAGCTGCCTAACTACGAAGAACTGATCGCAGCAGCGAGAGAAACACTAGGAAGACAGGGCATCGAGCTGCCAGTCAAAGAAGCGTTTGAAAGTTTCAGACCAGGAAGCATCGGTTGGATGCGTAAAATTATAGATATCTGCAGATGAGAGCATTTGAATTTTTAATCGAAAGTGACAACAAGCCCAAAGTAGGGCGTGAGATGCCACATCCTGAAGATCGTATAGTGATCGATGGATCTAAAGGTGCCCTTGAATCTCTAGACGAACTAGAGTCAATGGCTAACAGCGTCGAAGATGTCACAGTCAAGTGGGATGGAAGCCCGGCTATCTTTTTTGGACGCAACGAAGCCGGGGAATTTGTGTTAACTGACATAGCAGGATTTAGTGCTAAAGGTTATCAAGGAAAAGTTACCAGTGCTGATGATTTAGAAAGCATGGTCTTGAATAGAGGCAAAGAAGTCAATGATCAACGTAAACAGTTTGCCAGTTCTATGAAAGGTATATGGAACAATTTCGCTCAAATGGTCGAACCTAATTTCCGTGGGTATCTCAAAGGCGATTTGCTTTACTACACAATACCACCTAAGGATAAAAACAATGATTTTGTCTTTACACCTAACACAGTAACTTATAATATTCCAGCAGATTCATCTGTAGGACAGCAGATAGCTCGCAGCCAGAGCGGTGTAGTGGTACACAAGTATGTAGATTTTGAAGGTAACTCTACAGGAATAAGTTTTCCTATAAAAGGCATCAAACAACAGGGACCTGTGCTGATATTACCCCCAGTGGTAGCCAACGAACTGCCGACCATAGATACTGCCAAGTTTAAATCTCTACGACAATATGTTGCGGGCCGTGCCGGTGAGATTGATAAGCTGTTAGACGACAATCAACTGGCCGCTGACAAAATGGGTGACTTTAAAAATTTACTCTATCGCTTTGTCAATGAACAAACAGAAACAGGCAGCTTTTCTCAACTAAACAAACGTTTCCTAAATTGGGTCAACAGCGATCCCAAAGTTAGTGCTCCGAAGAAGGCTAAAATACAGGGATACATCAAATCACATGCCGGTGCTTTTGAAGCCGTGTTTGCTGTTATAGAACAATTGATGGCACTTAAAGATGACATCGTTAGCCAGCTGGATCAACAGCAGTCTGATGTTAAGGCCAGTATCAATGGCCAACCCGGTGGTGAAGGATATGTCAAAGGCGGCAAGACAAAACTAGTACGTAGACTACACTTCACTGCGGCAAATCGTGCCAAAACACGCTGATATCAGCTGATTTCTCCGAACCAATATAAATACTATGCCGATCCCGGAGCGGGATCACGATTTACGAGATAAGGAGAAAATCATGGCAGATCTAACAAGCACAACAGTAGCAGCTAATTTCAACAAACACGTAATTAGCCAATCAGACGCAGGTCACGAGCTCATCGTTAAAGTAGCTCTAACTGACATGACCGATGCTAACCTAAAAGCAATCTACAATGCTATCACTTTACCAGGCGGTTCAGGTGGTTCTTTGATTTCTGGTCAAGGTGATGCATTCACTGTAGCAGGTTTTGGTACAGCAGACGGTTCAGCTTTTGTAAGCGGAACAACTGACGTTGTATTCTTCCGTGTACAAGGTTCTGGCGGTACATTTAACACTACAGACGCAGCAGCAGGAACTGGTGCTACCGTAACTGTTGAAGCAGTATTCAAACCAGCACTATAATATTTCCTAGGGATGGGAAGTAGGGCCGGATTTATTCCGGCCTTTTTTTATCTGCGTAAATAATAGCAGATTATGAACCGATACCGAATAACCACATTAGTAGACATCACTCGCAGTAGACCTTCTAGAGCCGACACTGATGAACTCAAACATGGTCAGCAGAGCAATTTTAACGCAGTCATGCAGGTTATTGGTCTCAGAGCCAATGTGGCCACAGACTTTGATCCTAAAGTAGACGAGGGCAGATTACCTGAACCATTCAAAGGCCGTGCTCGATACTGGACCTATGAATTTGAACCAGAAAGAGAAGACAGTTTTTTAGATGGTACTGATCCAGTATGGCATCTGATCAATGATCTCGATGGCGTTCCTATAATAGATGGGCTAAATAATACAGCGAACTTTGATATCGCTGTTTTTAAAACAAAAGGTGAAAAATTCAACACCGTAATTCAAAAATTGGATTGATTGGATAAATACTAGATACAGGCAAACAATTAGGCTTTCTAACTTAGGCACATGTCCGGAGCGGACCTTGACTTAACATACAGGAGACAGCCTAAAATGGCCGCAGTAGCAGAACGAGTAGGTGTGCTTGAAACTAAGGTACAGCACATAGATGAAAAGATTGATCACTTAAAAGTTGATGTAAAAGACATGCATGATTGTCTAGATCGCACCAGAGATACACTCACTGAAACACTGGCTGTGATGAGATCAGAATCGACAGCTCAACACAACGAACTCGCAGGTAAAGTAGCCGCAGTAGAAAAGAGCAAAGATAAGATGATGCTCTATGGTGCTATAGGAGCAGCGTTCGTAGCAGGACTAGGATGGAGTGGAAATTTATCACTTCCGTTGATACTCAAGTTCTTTGGACTGTAAAAAAGCAACACTTAAATAAGGAACCATAGGTTCCTTTTTTTATGACCAAAAATATACAGCAACGACTTGATACAGTCATTGCCAAAGTTAATAAGAAATTAACACAACAAGAACTAGTCATACCCAAGAAAACAGAAAGGGGAATTCTTGTTGGCCCTGTGCTGATAGAAAGTGTGGGTGCTCTTAAAAACATCTATCTTAGGGACCGCTTAATTTATCCTAATGTATCGCTAAACAAAGTCGCAGTTAAGGTAGCTAATCTAACAGCCATTGACGAATTTAGATATCAGCAAAAGATAGATCAGCTGATATTGTTAGACAATAAATTTGGATCTGCCCTAGCAGAATATCAGATGTTCAAAGAGCGTTTAGCAAAAGCACACAAAGAGCAGGATCAGTTCCGTATCGACATGTATCTAGCCCGATTAGGCTATGCTAAATCCTCTGCCGAATACTGGAAAAAACAAGCCCTTAGTTTGGCAGGATAAGTAATAAATATATGATAATCCTGGATGGGCCAATATGAAAACAACAGACATTTTTAAAAAAGCTGACTCTAAAAAACTCAACGAAACTTTCGAAAAAACTTTCGGACAGCGAATCAGCCTAGAAAACTATTCACTAGATCAACTAGAAGATTCACGCAATAGACTAAGAACACAGCTTTATCAATTCAAGCAGAGTTCCGGTTTCAATGAGACTGTAGAGAACGAAGATTATTCACGTGCTCAATGGATGCTAGATGCTATCAATTCAGAAATCTCGCAGCGTGAGGAAGTTGCTATGGAAAGCCCAGAAGGAAATCTAGAAACCCAATCAGGAGAAGAAATGAACACTCAAGTTAAAGAAAGTGCTACCGACAAAGCCAGTGCGGTAGTTACTGCTAAATCAATGGTCGACCGTGTTGGTCGTTGGATTGAAGACCTAGCACAGATGGAAAACGATCAACTACTAGAATTAGGCGATGTTATCCGTGACGAGATGGGACAAGAGCAGGCTAAGGCATTCGTCAGCCAAGTAGCTCCTGCTATCCAGGCAGCACTTGAAACCCTAAAGACCACACGTGAAGCATTAAGTTCAGGTGTGCGTGTGCTATCAGGTGACGAACAGCCCGCAGACATGCTAGGTGCTGAACCTGAGGCAGACATGGGTGCTGACCCAATGGCAGATATGGGTGCTGAACCAGCTGCCCCAGACGAATTGAATGCCGGAGAACCAATGCCAGCCGAAGATGATTTTGCTGCGGCAGAGCCAGCAGCAGGCGGACCAGAAGAAGCGGGTCGTGCTAAACGTGAAAGCATTGAAAGACAAAATCAACTATTGAAAGTTCTAGCAGGTTAATGAAACTCGACGAATTTATATCAGAGCAAGAAGCAGAGAAGCTGGATGAAATTCTTCCGGCTCTTGCTGCTGGAGCAGGTGTTTTAGCTCGCGGTGCCGCAATGGCCGGCAGTGCTGCTTTACGTGGGGCTGGTGCCGCTGCCTCTGCTATAGGTCGAGGTGCTGTTCAGGCCACCAAAGCAGTTGGTCAAGGTGTTGCCAAAGCAGCACCTGTAGTAGGTAGAGCCTTAGCCAAAGGTGCCCAGGCCACTGCCAGAGGTGTAGGTAACCTAGCAGGACAAGCAGTAGGCGGAGCAGTAAAAGGATTCGGTTCCGCTACTCAAGGTGGCAATGATCAAGAACAAGATCAACAACAAATAACTCCACAGCAACAGAAGCAACAGCAACAGCAACAACAATTGGCAGTTAAATCTCAGCAGGATATGGTAAATCGTATCAAAGATTTAGAAACTGCTCTCGCTGGTATAAAACAGTCAGCAGGTGTTTGATGAGACTTTATGAATTCGACGATACTTCCGATCCAGGACACGAATACGCAGTTAGGATAAAATTAGCGTTAGACAACCTCATTGGTCGCTCCGCTAGTAAAGGCCAAGCTGCTAATTATAACTGGGCATTCCTAAATCAACTTCCTGAACTAAAAGGTCTTAAGTTAAATCAATCTACCTTTGCTAAAATCTACGACAAATATCCTATGGTCAAAGGATTGGTTAGAAACTTTGATCCATCTGGAGTTAATCTCAAAGTTCCTGGCGTAAGCCAAGAAAAGGAAGAGCCTGGCTCAGATATTGATAAATCTAAAGAGAAGGTTAATCAAGCAGCCGCTTCCGCAGCACCTAAACAATTGGCAAAAGCGGCTATTTGATTTTCATCAAATATCTGTTATAATTGCTAAATGAATCTAATCGAAAACATCAATCCACCCCCATTCGTAGAAAAGTTCCAATACAAGAACTGTCAACAGATCAATGATCCTGTCACGAAAAAAAGAGTTTATCTGACTCCTGACGGTGAAAGTCTTCCTAGCGTAACAACTATTCTTAGTGCGACTAAAGACATGACAGCACTTAATGAATGGAAGAAACGAGTAGGTGAACAGAAAGCTAAAGAGATCACTACAGAAGCTGCTGGCGTAGGCACAGCAATGCACAGTAACTTAGAACGGTTCATAGCCGGCCTGAAAAGACAACCAGGCAACGCCCCTGTACATGTACAGGCCAATGCTATGGCAGATCAGATCATTCTAAAAGGTCTTGCTGATGTTAACGAAGTATGGGCTATGGAACAGAGTTTATACTTTCCGGGTTTGTATTCCGGAACCACTGATCTAGTAGCAGTTTACAAAGGCAATCCTAGCGTCTGTGACTACAAGCAGACCAATAAGCCTAAAAAAGAAGAATGGGTAGAAGATTACAAGATACAGCTAGTAGCTTATATATTAGCACATAATGAAGTCTACGGCACTGACATTCGCGAAGGACATGTTTTTATGTGTTCTAGAGCCTGCGAATATCAGCAGTTTGATCTATGGCCCAGCGATTTTAACAAATATCAAGACCTCTGGTTGGGTAAGGTAGAAGAATACTACGCTGCTAATAGATAAATATCCTATATAAGGGAAAATCATCTATGGCTGTCGTACAGATTAGCAAAATCCAAGTTAGACGAGGTCGCAAAAACGGCGAATCCGGCATTCCGCAACTATCAGGCGGTGAAATAGCATGGGCCGTCGACACTCAAGAATTATTCATCGGTAACGGTAGTGTATCAGAAGGTGCTCCTGCTGTAGGAAATACTAAGATCCTTACAGAACAGGATAACCTTTTAGATCTTATCGAATCTTATCGATTCGCACGTAATGAACCTAGCATTACAAAATCAGTTTTTAGAACTCTACAGAGCAAGCTCGATGACCGTGTTAACGTCAAAGACTTTGGTGCTGTAGGCAACGGTATCGTTGATGATACAGAAGCTTTCCAAAACGCACTGAACGAGCTATTTAGAAACACGGATGCTGAGTTCCGCAAAGAACTATTTGTCCCGACCGGACACTATAGAATCGCTACTCCGTTAGCGATACCATCATATACAACAATGATTGGTGAATCACAGGTTGGTGCTGTTATCATCGTTGAAGATACTGAGCTAACACTCACAACCACCGACGGAGCATTGCCAGCAAGTTGGTTATCAACTAACCGACCACACGATATTATTTTCAAACAGATTTCATTTAGATTTACCACAGGTCATTTTGATCTAACTGGTCTTAAAGATGGACTATTTGAAAGATGTACTTTTCAAGGAACTATACAAACATTAACTGACGCTGCTAACGCCATTGCTACGGATCCTATGGTATATGCTTCTAACACTGAGAATATAGGAACAGTAGTCGATAGCATTACTTTTAAAAATTGTAAGTTTGAAAAGAGTTATAGAGCATTACAATTCGATCAAGTAGATGCTCTAAGAAGTAATATTAATTTCATGGCCTGCGAATTTAGATTATTAAGAGCGGCGATAGAACTTAATGGTGTTGAAGATCAATCCAACGACTGGTACATAGATGACTGTTTTTTTAATGAGATCGCCGAATATGCCTTTAAAGCAGATTTCGGGTCTAGTGTAAAGATAACGAGAAGTCGTTTCCGCAAATGCGGTAACGGCGATGCTACACCTTCAGAACCATCGGATAATATCATTATGTTCGGCCAAATTGGCAATAATAATGTTTTAGACTGCTCATTTGACAGACATGCTGCTGCCTATACCACGATCGCTGTAGACGATGATCGATCAGCAGTTTCTGAAGTAGTTAATGGTAGCAGAGTAACCATTACAGATGAAATAAGTCAAAATTTATATGTGTCGTTTGGTCCTATTCCGTTGATTATATTTTCATCACTGAATTCCCATACAACACTTGATTACACAATCACTTTTACTAATGGTTCTGCTCGATCAGGACAATTAGATATAATTGTAGGAGACGGTCTCACATCACCAATAATCACTGACAGTTACAGCAGTACCTGCGGTGATGCTAGACCAGAAACCGTAGAATTTTCTGTTCGTTTGGTTTCTAATAGCACAGTAATCCCCGGCAATGAAACTATGATCGTCGATTATAAGAGTCCATCAGCCGATCTCGTTCCGGATACATTGAGGTATAAAGTAAGTTACAGTGTTTGATCTCGATCAAACTTCTAGGCTCAAGGTCTGGAAAGAATTTCGCCAGTCGCTTGAAAGTTCCGAACAGCCCTTAGAGGATGTAGCACTCTTCTGGAGCCACGCTCCATTCGTTAGCCGATACCTCGATCCAAACAATCCCTCCAAATGGCCCGATCCGTGGCATTTAATCCTTGACAATCGATACGACGACCTTGCTATTGCTTTAGGAATGTGTTATACTTTGACATTAACTGACCGTTTTAAGGACCAAAAAGTAGAGATACATACGTCTATGTTTACCGGGGAAGGTAGAAACATAGTCGTAATAAATGATCGCGATGTGTTGAACCTTTTCCATAGAGAAGTTACTAACGTGGGCGAGCTTACACATGGATCTAATAAGATTTGGCCAGTATGAAGAAGTTATAAATACTACCTTACTAATAAAAGAAAGAATACCAGAGGCGAGAATGAACGACAGCATTATTGTGTTAAAGAGAGACGGTTCAAAGGAACCACTGACCTTAGAAAAGTGGCAGGCACAGATCACTAAAGTGTGCAGCGGAATAGCAGATGTCAGTCAATCGATGATTGAGATCAAAGCAAGTCCGCATTTTTATGACGGCATTACCACAAGAGAGATTGATGCTGTTACTCTGAGAGCGATTGTTGATTTAATTGACATTGAACACAATCCAGACATTGGGCACACCAATTATCAATTCGTAGCAGGTAAACAACGCCTTAGTATGCTACGCAAGGACGTATATGGCCAATACACTCCTCCCCACCTCTACGAAATCGTAAAGAAAAATGTCGCAGTCGGTCTGTATACTCCAGAACTACTCGAATGGTACAGCGAAGCAGACTGGGATAAAATGAATGAAATGTTGGATCATGAAAAGGATGAACAATATAGTTACGCGGCAATTGAACAGCTGATTGAAAAATATTTGGTACGCAATCGTGCGACAAAGGAAATTTATGAAACTCCACAAATTAGATATATGGTGGCAGCGGCTACAGTCTTTCATAAGGAAGAACCGAATACTGCGAGAATGCGTTACATTAAAGAATATTATAATGCAGCATCCGATGGTCTGTTTACTCTTGCTACACCTGTGTTGGCTGGGCTCGGCACTCCTACTAAACAGTTTTCTAGTTGTGTTCTTATCCGCAGTGACGACGATCTGGATAGCATATTTGCTTCTGGTGAGATGATGGCCAAGTATGCCAGCAAGCGAGCTGGCATTGGTTTAGAGATTGGTAGACTACGTCCGTTGGGTAGTCCTATCCGTGGTGGAGAAATCATGCACACTGGCATGATTCCATTCCTCAAGAAATGGTTTGGTGATCTACGTTCATGTTCGCAGGGCGGCATCCGTAACGCATCAGCTACCGTGTTCTATCCTATTTGGCATTATCAATTTGATGATCTTATCGTGCTTAAGAACAATCAAGGTACAGACGAAACTCGTGTCCGCCATATGGACTATGGTGTCGTTCTAAGCAGTTTCTTTTGGAGAAGATTCAAGAACAAAGAAAACATAACATTCTTCGATCCTAACGAAGTACCAGATTTATTTGAAGCATTTTACCAAAACACTGAGCGTTTCGAAGAGCTATATGTCAAGTATGAAAAACGCAAAGACCTACGCAAAAAGGTCATCAGTGCTGAAGAAGTTTTCAAGGGTGGTATACTGAAAGAACGTACAGATACAGGTCGTATCTATTTGGTGTTCATTGATAATGTAATGAATCAAGGACCCTTTGATCCTGAATATCATACGATATATCAGAGTAACTTGTGCTGTGAGATCCTATTACCCACACGTCCCTTTAAACGACTCGACGACGATAGTGGTCGCATAGCGTTATGTACACTGGGATCTATCAACTGGGGATCGTTCCGAAACCCAGAGGACATGCGTAGAGCTTGTCGTATTCTACAGCGTAGCCTGTGTAACATCCTTGACTATCAAGACTTCTTGTCGATACAGAGCAAACTCAGCAACGACGAGATACAACCATTAGGTATCGGTGTAACTAACTTAGCCTACTGGCATGCCAAACGTAGTTTACGTTACGGAGAAAAAGATGCCTTACAAGAAGTTAAAACATGGATGGAGCATCAGGCATTTTATCTAACAGAAGCAACTGTTGAATTGGCCAAAGAAAGAGGTGCTTGTCAGCATAGCTCACATACCCGATACGGTCAAGGGATGTTTCCTTGGGAACTACGTGCTAAGGGCGTTAACGAACTAGCAGACTTTAGTCCTGAATTAGATTGGGAAAGTCTACGTAAGGAGATGAAACAACATGGTGTACGAAATGCTACTCTTATGGCTATTGCTCCAGTGGAGTCTAGTAGTGTTGTTATTAATAGTACTAATGGAATAGAAATGCCAATGAGTCTAATTAGTGTCAAGGAATCAAAAGCAGGATCATTTGTACAGGTTGTTCCAGAGTATCATAAACTTAAGAACAAGTATCAAATGATGTGGGAACAGAAAGACTGTGACGGTTACTTAAAAACTGCGGCTGTACTTGCGGCCTATGTTGACCAGAGCATTTCAACAAATACTTTTTATAATCCAGCATATTTCGCAGATAGAAAAGTTCCTACTACACTGATTGCTAAAAATCTCATGCAGGCACATGTATGGGGATTGAAAACCTTCTATTACAGCCTAATTAACAAGAGTGGTTCTAAAGTAGAAGATGAAGAAGTATCTAAACAAGAATACAAAGAAATAGAAATTGATTCAGAAGAAGATTGCGAGGCATGTAAACTATGAGCAAACACCAATATAATCTACACACGAAGACAGACTATCTAAATCGTAAGATGTTTCTAGATCCAGCAGGTCCAGTTACTATCCAACGATTTGAAGAAGTCAAATACAATAAGATCGTTGATTTTGAAAAAACAGCACGTGGTTTCTTTTGGGTACCGGAAGAAATCAGCTTAACTAAAGATGCTAACGATTTCAAAGAAGCTAGCGAAGCAGTCAAGCATATCTTCACTAGTAACCTGTTACGTCAAACTGCCTTGGATAGTATACAAGGCCGAGGGCCGAGTCAAATCTTTACCCCTGTAGTAAGTCTACCCGAACTCGAAAGTCTAGTCTACAACTGGACATTTTTTGAAACAAATATTCACAGCCGCTCATACAGCCACATTATCCGTAACATCTATAATGTACCTAAAGAAGTATTCAATACAATCCACGATACTAAAGAGATCGTTGATATGGCCAGTAGTGTAGGCAAGTATTATGATGATTTACATAGAATTAATTGTCACAAAGAATTAAGTAGCGAAATGACAGGTATGGTTCGCGAAGAAGTACACATCCAAGCAATATGGCTGGCACTAAACGCCAGTTATGCTCTTGAGGCATTCCGATTTATGGTATCGTTCGCTACAAGTTTAGCCATGGTCGAGAACAAGATCTTCATTGGCAACGGTAATATCATCAGCCTAATCTTACAGGATGAATTGCTACACAAAGGATGGACAGCTTGGCTTATCAATCAAGCAGTCAAGGAAGATCCTAGATTTGCTAAAGCCAAGCAAGAATGTGAAGCCGAAGTATATCAACTATATCTAGATGTAATACGAGAAGAAAAAGAATGGGCTGATTATCTATTCAAGAAAGGTCCAGTGATCGGTTTAAATTCTCAGATCTTAAAAGACTTCGTTGACTATACCGCTTTTAATGCCCTAAAAGAAATAGGTATTAAATATCAATCTCCTGCTCCTAAAACCACTCCTATTCCTTGGTTCAACAAACACAGTGATACCAGCAAGAAGCAGACTGCTCTACAGGAAAGCGAGTCAACTAATTATGTTATTGGCGTTATGAGCGACAGCATCGATTACGATGCGTTACCAACAATCTAAGGAAATTTTATGAAAGCTATCGTATGGAGTAAGTATAACTGTCCCTTCTGTGATCAAGCAAAAGCATTGTTGACACACAAAGGAATACAATTTGAAGAACGTAAAATCGGTGACGGTTACACCAAAGAAGATTTGTTAGAAGCGGTACCTACGGCAAGGACAGTTCCGCAGATCTTTTTAGACGACCAATTGGTTGGTGGATTTATAGAATTAAAAAAACATTTACAGGGTTAATATGCTAATAGACAGAGGTGTTACAGAAGGTGAAGTGATCACCCTAAAACTCACAAGCGGTGAGGAAATAGTAGCCAAACTAGTAGAAGATGGTCCGCTATATTACAAATTGAGCCGTCCAATGGTGATCGGCATGGGGCAGCAGGGCCCTGGTTTGATGCCCTATTTGTTCACCGTAAATCCTGACAAAGATGTCAAGATTTTCAAGGCTACCGTGGCAGTAGCAGAAGCCACAGATAAGCAGTTCGCTGATCAATTCATTCAGTCAACTACCGGAATCAAGCTGGTGTAAATACTGTTAGATTTGGGAGATATAGATGGCATTAAAAGAAGAACAGTGGAACAATGGCAGCGGTAAATTTATTGCCTTTGACTATACAATAGAGTTTGAAAATCTAACCACAGCTATTAACAATTTAAGAACAGCCGTAGAACAACTAACTGATGTTATGAATGACGAAATGTTTGGAGCCGCTGCTTCGAATGTTGTCGGTTCAGTTGCTAATTCTGGATTTAGGACAGTCGGAGCATTAAGAGCATCGGCAGGAATGGATATCGATGGCAATAAGAAACAAGGTGAAGGTCTAGCTGCTATGAGTGTGATAGCTCAACAACTATCAGGAATCGCTTCGTCGATTAACACTGGAGTGGCCATCCAGACCCTAACATCGATGGATCAGATGCAGAAAAATGCTTTCGATAAAGAAGCCACGCAGCAAGCTCTAGATAGAAACAAAATTCCAAAAGTAGTAGTCACAGAAGCTAATTTTTCAGAACTAGTAGAATCGAATATAAGAGCAGGTTCTAATCTTTACGCACAGGCATCTACTGTAGGATTAGTAAATGCCACGGCATCGAGAGCCATCACAGGTGCTGCCAATTATGCCTACGATCTATTGCCAAGCTATGCTACGATCAGCAATAATTTTAAAACATTGTTTAAATCAAAAGCGGCCGATCCCGAAGGCGAAGCAGCTAGAACCGAAGCCGAAACTCAAAAAAATCTCTAAAGTCAACATATGAATGGAAAAGCGCCAGCACGTATACAAAATGACGCAGCAGATTCTGTGCTAGTTTCAGGATCTCTAGACGTCCGCATCGACTTCAACGGCATCTGTTTCGAAGGATCGATAACAGCGTCCGGTAACGCTGTGACTACTTCTTCTCGAAGTGTATTAGTTAACGGCAAAGGCATTGCCAGAGAAAGTGATTTAACAGCACAGGGACCTGCGATAAGAACAGGCTTCCAAGATATCTGCGTAGGTGATTAATGAAAAAATTGTTTTGGAATATATTAGGCTTCCTTAGCCTAGGAATGGCCTACATAGGAGTTGTCACTCCTGGCATCCCTTATAGCCCGTTTGTGGTATTCGCAGCCTACTGTTTCAGCAAAGGCAGCGAACGCATGCATCGTTGGATCTATAATCATAAACTGTTTGGTCCATTCTTGACCAACTGGAATACCAAACGGGTATTTCCGCAAAAGATGAAATACTTTATGCTGGCAATGATGAGCACCAGTTTAATCATCATGACCGTCAGCGGAGTGAAACCTATAGGCATTATCAGTACAGCAGTATTCATGGCATTAGTAGCGATATGGGCTTGGAGATTCCCTAATTCAGTAGAGGAACATGACCGTAGAAAAGTCGCTGGTGAAAAGATAGGGTGGTTAAAATGACCTATCAGATGCACAATCTATTTCCAATTCCGGTATATCACACGGCTATCAAAGGACCAGATCCTATCGTAGAAAAGATATTGATAAATTCGGAGTTTAGCCACTTTGACGATTCGGCACCCACACACTTAGAAACACCCAAACGTCATTTCTTAGATCAACCTCAGTTTGCCGGATTAAAAAAGCAGATACAAGAAAAAGTTGATGAATATGTCTATGATGTTCTAGGCGTTTCTAGAAAGCAACAATGGTTAATAACTACCAGCTGGTTAAACAAATCTATGCCTGGAGGTTATCATACCAGCCATTGGCATAGTAATAGCATGATCAGCGGAGTTTACTATCTCAAGACCAACGCTACTTCGGGTGCTATCTGTTTCCACAAAGAACGAACACACAACAATCTATGGAGAGATACATTCTGTATAGATTTTGATAAACCTACAGATTATAACACAGACTGTGCTATAAATCCTAATGTAAATGATCTACTGCTATTTCCATCAATCTTAAATCACAGCGTAACTGATAATCTTTCAAAAGAAGATCGTTATAGTCTAGCATTCAATGTATTTCCTAGAGGTATCATCGGCGAAGGTGGAAACAGTGAGATCGTCCTATGAATTTTCAAGTCACTCCACTTTTCGCTATTCCTCTGTATCAGACACAGTTAGATCAATTAACCTCCCAAGAACATAACTTCATTCTAGGATTAGAATATGAACGAATGCCTGCGGACAATGGAGATTATACTGTAGACAAGTATGTGCTAGAAAAACCAGAACTGTTCCTGTTAAAAGAACGCATTGTTAAAGGTATCGAACACTTTGTCTACGAAGTCTTAGACTGTTCGAGAGAAGTTAAATTTACCATAGAAAACAGTTGGGTTAATCGACACGGTAAATCAGATTTTGCTGGCACACATCGTCATTCAAACAGCCTGATTAGTGGAGTCTACTACATAGATGTTGATCAACGGTCTGGTGCTATCGTGTTCGAAAAGGATAAGAGCTATTACAATCTTTGGCCTAATGTTATAGACATTGAATTCAATTATCAAACACACGAAGATCAAAGTAGATTAAACATCTTCAATGCTGACGGTTGGGGCATTTATCCAAAATCTAATGAATTGATTATGTTTCCTAGTCATTTGTATCACGGTGTTGGTATTAACGAATCTAACATCGTCCGATATAGCCTAGCATTCAATGTATTTCCTAGAGGTAATTTGGGAGGTAAATTGAACACGCTACACATATAAGTTGACAAACTCAATAGAAGAGTGTTAAATAACAGTATTGCTGTATGAAGCAAAGAGAAAAGTGTTCTGGACGCGGGTTCGACTCCCGC